GGCGTGCACTACTAAGGGAAGTCGAGTTGGAGACGGAACTATCCCGTAGGGTCAGCCTGGATCTGCTGTCTAAAATAAACCTCAATGCCCGTCAAAGGGACTTCCTCAACGCTTGCTCGAAAGAGACCATGCTCACGGGGGCAAACCAAGCGGGCAAGTCCACGGCCCTGTGTATGAAGTTCACATTCCACGTTACCGGCCTGTACCCGGAGTGGTACACGGGATATAAGTTCAAGGGTCCGATCCAGGGGGCACTGGGGGGCGAGACTGCCCAGTCTACCCGTGACCTCCTTGTGAACAGGCTGCTTGGCACACCAGAGGAGCGTGGTGGTGGATACCTACCCGCTGAGACGTTCGACCCAGCAGACGACATAACCAGACTGAGCGGTGGTGTTGCAAATCAGATCGACTACTTCAAGGTAAAGCACTACGACAGCGAAGGGGACTTCGACGGGTACTCCAAGGTCTATGTATTTGCATACTCCACGGGCTGGCGTAGATTGCAGGGTTACTCGCTGGACCTAGTTGCCATTGACGAAGAGCCAGACATGATGGTCTACGACGAACTGTCCGCAAGGACAAATGCCACCGGGGGGTTCGTCGATATAGCGATGACTCCGCTCAGGGGCGAGACAGAACTATACATGTTGTTTGAGAAGTCCCCGAAGGACGGGATAAAGCGTCTAATCAACTATGACATATCCCAAGCGGACCACATGGGCGTTGAACACCGAGAGACGCTTATGAAGAAGTACGAGAACAACCCACTGGCAGACGCAAGGCTTCACGGTAAGCCTGTAAGGTCTCAAGGGCTGATCTACAACATACCGCAGGGCAGTATAGTGACACCTGACTTCTTAGCGTCTGAAAAGTTCCACCAGATCATTGGGATAGACCTAGCACACACCGTTGGCAAGTACGCCGCTGTGCGTCTGGCAAAAGACCCCATGTCTGGTATATGTTATGTGGTAGAGGACTTCAAGGCTGAGAATATCCGACTGGGCGACTTCGCTTCTCAGTTGCGTGTAATGGGTGGGCATGAAATACCCGTGGCGTGGCCGCATGACGGTATGAGGCAAACCAATAGCGGTACAATCGTTGGTGAACTTCGTGGGCACGGGATAAACGTCTTGAACGAGGCTTCGTATGTTGTTGACCCCATGACGGGCAATAAGACACGGGCCGTAATGAATGTTATCGAAGAAACCATGGGGTTGTTGCAGACAGGCATGTTGGTGTTCATGGCTAACGGTTGCAAGCGAACCCTGGAGGAGATGCGCCGGTATAGACACCACAGGGGTAAGGTTGCACTCAACCAGGAGGACCACTGTATCGACGCACTGCACAAGGCCGTAATGATGTTGCGGTTTTGTAAGCCTACGGGCACTTGTAGGAGTAGCACAAGGATCAGAATGGTAGACGAAGACTTCTTTGGGGGGTGGTAATGGTAAAGCGTGCAGTTGAACTAATGTCCAGGTTTTCTGCAATGAAGACCAGTCGGTCGAACCACGAGTCTGCTTGGCAGGACATATCTGACTATATGATGCCCTTCCGGGGCGACATAACAACCAAGAAGTCCGGGGGGGCCAAGCGGGTGAAGCCCGTGTTCGATTCCACTGCCATGATTGCCGCTGACCACTTGGTGAACTTTATGAAGGGTGCCTTGTTGCCACCCAGTCAGGACTGGCTGCGTATTGTACCCCCATTCGATTACCAACAAGATGACACGATCCGCAAACTGCTGGATAAGACTGCCCAGCGAGTTCTTGCTGCCCTATCACAGAGCAACTTCTATACTGAGGCCACGGGCGCACTGCGTGACCTGATTGTGTTGGGTAACTCCACAATGCTGGTGGAGGAGGACACCATCTCACCTGGATACGGTGGAGGGCTTCTATTTGAGGCGGTTCCGATTGGCCGTATGTGGTGGACACAGGGTAAGGGTTCCCGTATCACCATGGTGGTCAGGGAGTACTCAATGCCAGCACTAGACGCTGTAAGGTACTTCGACAACCCAGGCAAACCTGCACTGACACATGTTTCTCAAGGTAGGCCCATGGAGGAGGTTCTATACCACCAGTTCTGCTACGAGAATGAAAACAAGGTGAAGGGTGGGTCACCCTCCAAAACAAACAAGAACTACGTCAGCACCTGGATATGCTCTGACGGTATACCCCCAACGATTATCAGGGAAAGCGGATACGACACAAAGCCCTACATTGTCAGTAGGCTTCACCGTGTAGACGGCGAGGAGTACGGCAGGGGGCGTGGTCACCTTGCAAGGGCTGACGCTAGGGGGCTAAGTGAACTGAGGCGGCAAATCCTAATAGCAGCAGGTAGGGATCTGAACCCACCGCTCATGGTTGAGGACGATACCATGGTTGACATGGACATCGCCAATGGCGGTATAATCGTGACTAGACCACCCGTAAAAATATCGCCCAACTTCCTGAAGAGCGGGGCTGACTACGCAGCAGCGGATAAGATTGCAAGGGACGACCGTGACCAGATCAGACAGGCGTTCCTTTCGGACGTTTTGTCGGAACCCGCTTCTCAGCCACGTTCAGCGGAAGAGTCAAGGCAGCGACAGCAGCGCAGTCTACAGAGGCTTGCTTCTGCCGCCGACATTGTGAACAATGAGTTCCTTGGCCCGGTAGTTCAGTCAGTCATGGGGATCATGTCCAGGAGGAACGAACTACCCGAGGGGAGTGAGGCGGCTTCAATGATGGGTGGCTCTATATCTGCCACCGTGAAGTTCAGCAGCCCGTTCTTCTCTGCACAGAAGCAGGGGTCCGCACAGCGTGTCATGTCCTTCCTGGAGAGAAGACTAGCACTAATGCAAGCAACCCAAGACCCTGCATTCATTGAGGACATTCACCCTGACAGGTTACGTGAGTTTGACATGCAGCAGAGTGACGTGCCAGCGGAGATATTCAGGACTCAAGACGAGATCAACGATATTCGAGAGGCCCGTGCAGCCAAGGAGGCCCAGGCAAGGGAGGCTGAAATGCAGCAGCAGGAGGCACAGATGCAGCAGCAACAGGCGCAAGCGGAGGCCCAGCAACAGCAACAGCAGGGTCCACCGCCTGAAGAGGCTCCTGTAGAGGAAGGTGCGCCAGTTGGATAGGGTACTCAAGGACTATCGCTCTACATTCAATACGCCGCATGGTGAAAGGGTTTTGAAGCACCTGGAGACCATGTTCGGTGTACGTGATACCATTGAACCAGAGGAGATGCTCAACAAGCACCTTGAAGCATCTGGAGAACACACACGGTGCCCAATAGATTCTCATGCTATGGCAAAGCGTCTTGGCTTGAGGTCTGCGTACTGGAAGATACAAGCACTTTTAGAAAGAGCGGAGGAATCCCTTGGCTGAACTATCGGAACACTTGCCTGAGGACTTTGAAGGTAAAGAGTCCTTGAGTGGTAAGTTTGACAGCGTTGCGGGGCTTGCTAAGTCCTATCAGGAACTGGAGAAGAGCATGAGTGGTAGGATAGCCATTCCAAGCGCAGAGGCCAGTGGCGAGGAGTTGGCTGAGTTTTACCAGAAGATCGGTAAGCCTGAGTCTGTTGAGGGGTATAGTGCCCCGGAAGGAATGGAAGAATGGGCAGAGGAAGCACGGGGGATTGCGGATGCGGCAAACCTGACGANGGGTCTGGCGAAGAAGTCGCTGGAGGAAGGACACACTCACTTACAGGAAACCTACGGTTCAAAGTACGAAGAGTACCTGGAGTTGGCGAAAAGGGGTCGGGACCACCTGACGAAGAATGAAGCACTGAGCGACATGGTAAACTCACTGGACCTGAAAAATCCACAAGCATACGAACTTTTACGAGAGGTTGGAAATCTAATGGCAGACGATTCGTCACCAGACACCGGCGAGGCTGCTTCGGACCCGGAAAACGAAATGCGTGAGGCAGCAGCACGGATACGTGAGATCCTCAAGGGCGATGAGTTCGCAGACAGGCATAACCCTGCAAACGAAAAGGTTACGCAGGAGTACTACACGCTGTTTGCTAAACTATCGGAGGCCGGGTACACTGGGGCTGCTGACCCAAGACTACAGCCTAAGTATAGTTTCTAGGCAACCCACGCTGTATTCGTCACCATGGGTGATAATAACGGGCACTCGATAACCTACGGGCCGGGTTGACCGCAGGAAAGACTGCTGTGTGGGGCATACGTAGTTGCCAAGGGAGGCCCGTGGGTACGGACAACCTTCCGACAAGAGACTAAACTTTTGTCGAAAGGAGCCATTCAATGGCTTACCCAACCTCTGTCGATACCGTCTGGCCTGGGTCAGGCATAGGCGAGTTTGATAACTACATAGGTCTTTTCAAAGAGGCTTATGCTGACATGATCCGTTTGAAGACTCAGACCACTGAGTCGGTACTGAGCGACACACTACAACCTGAGACCCTACAGGGCGACCCCCTGAACCTCGACGCCTACAAGGGTGTGACCCTTACGCAGCGTTCACGTGGCCGTCAGTTCGGTGCCAACGCCACCGACCCGGCATCGGAAGTGCTGTTGACTGCCACTGGCGATCAAGCCTACTCACAGACTCCAGTCGAGCGCAGAACAGTTGTGCCTGAGTTCTGGGAGTACGCCGAACTGTTTGATCCCCGTGACGAGCGTGCGCTCATGCGTGCGGTTCGCCCCGATGGTCAATACGCACAGAACGTGGTCGCTGCATTCAACCGCAAAAAGGACGACGTGATTCTGGCTGCATTGATTGCAGATGCAACGGTCAACGGAACTGTCTTTGACTCTGAGACTGTCACTTTGAGGCGAACCAACCTGGAGGGCTTCCGTAAGGACTGCGACGATGCATTTGGTGGTGCTGATCCGAACACCCACGTCGATACAGGCACAGGGGGACTTGGTATTAGTACTGCCCTTGGCAACAACATCACGGGCACCATGGGTGCAGTTGTTGGGAACCAAATCGTTGGTGAGCAGGGTCTACAGCAAGTAATCCTCGGTGACCTTGCACCACTGAGTCAACAGAGCAGACAGGTGCTGGACAATGTGGTGGACACTGCTGGTACTATTGTCAGTCTGGCTCACCCCACATTGCTGACTGAGAATGCAAGTGGCCTTGCCTCAACTGGATTCCACATGAGAAAGGTTCTCATTGGTCTTCAGGTGCTTCATACCAACGGCGTTCCACAGGGAACAAAGATCCATTGCATTATCTCCCCTGCTGACGTTGTGAACATGATGCATGAGGCTCAGTACACCAGTGCTGACTACAATGCGTTGCGTCCATTGCAGAGTGGCTCACCTGTGGACTTCCTGGGTGTTTCGTTCCGTGTGTGCAACCAGATCACCAGGGGTGAGACGATTCTCAATGGGATCACAGACGACTCGACACCGAACCTGGAGACGGGCACTGGGCACTACGCATACATGTACGCAGAGACTGCTGGTGTCTTCGGGATGACCAATGATATGACTGTACGCTTCGATGAGATTCCAGAACGTGGATACTCCTTGCAGTGTTACCACAACTTCGGACTGGGTGCCGCACGCATGGACCCGAAGCAGATGATCATCATTCCTTGCACTGACTAGAGTTGTTAGGGGAGGCCCGTGGCTGGAAAGACTCAGTTTCTGTGTGATAGAGTTCTATCCCTGCTAACTGGAGTTTCAGCCGCTGGCTTCCCCGAAACATGGGTCAACTTGTTCAAGACACTCCCAACGGGCGACAGTGCTGCTGGCATACTGCCTAGCGAAGAGTGGACTGGCGGCGGGACAACCCGTATACGTGTGTATCCCAACACCAGTGCGGCTGGGTATACCGCAGGTGATCCGTACTGGTCGGCCCTTCAGACAGAGGGCAACTTGCGGTTCCTGTCAAACGCAGCAACCATTTCGTGGACAACGGCAGCCACCTGGGTCGATTTGACTGTTCTGGGTATTGGGATTTGGGACGCTTCTACGGCGGGCAACCTGCTATACTGGGAGGCGTTCGACAACACTCGGCTTATAGCCGTGGACGAAGAGTTCATTTTGCCGGTAAACAGATTCAAAGTGAGGGAGGACTAATGGCTGGCGCAACCGACATCGGGGAGAGCGCATTCTTGAACGCAGTTTTACGGGGCAGCAGTGCTGGTATCCTGGCGAACAGCACGTGCTTCATATCGTTGTATACTGGCGCAGAACCCGGCGACGACGGCACTGGTGGTACGGAGTGTCTTGGACAAGACTACGATCCAACGCTGGTGACCTGGGGACCAACAAGTTCCACTGCTGAAGACACCACTGGGGCGACACTGACAAATGTTGGGGTTATAACATTCACCGCAAGTGCCACCACCTCACCGGCCTGGGGAACAATAGTCGGGTATGCAATCCATATCGCCGCTAACCTTGCTGGGGTGGCCGACAGCAACCGGGTTATCTCTGGCGTGTGGGATACAGCGGCGGTAGTGACTACGGGAGATACAGTCCAGATTGCTGCGGGGGATCTCGTAATAACCTGTGGGTAGGGGCTTTCAATGGTCGCTCAGGCAGGTGCATGGATACGGATGCCCACTGGTCTGGCTGGCAAGCCTGGACAGATCAGCGGCGTTGCAGAGGACGCTGACTACACCCTAACCTCCACGTCTGAACTCGTCACATTCTGCACAGCAGCCAAGGACGAGGGCGATGTCTTCAAGGACGGGGACAAACGTAACGGGGCGTGCAGGTTGCAAGCACGTGTGCGAGGTGGCGGGACTGGCTGGTCTAACGTAGCAATGTCAAGCACCGTTGCTGGCCCATACATAACCCCCAACACAGTGTGCGTGCATGACGAACCTGTGACTAGCCTTATGTACGTCACCACAGCCCCCTCTAGCGGCATCCCCTCTGGTTATGTAGCATCTGGTAGGCAGCACGAGACGTCAAACCGCCTCGACTTCGATGTTGAATGTGATGAGGGGTGGACTGAGGTCCACTTTGCACTGGGTATGGGGTCTGCAACAGGTTCGGGTGTCACCTACGAGTTCCGTGCCAAGTGGTGGAACGACAACACCGGCACCCTGAACGCTGAACAAGCCTGTACGCTTACCTCTGCTTCAGCGACGACCACACACTCACTTGCCGATACAGCGACTGCGGTGGCCGTAACCCAAACACGGGCTACACTAACTGCTGTTCAGGATCTAGGTCTGCGGGACACAGCCAGCCCTGTTCTTGTGACCACCTCCGGGTCCATCACCTCCTCAGGTGTCCATTCCCTAGCAGACACAGCCAGCCCCATATCCATTACCACCACAGGCAGCCTGACTGCTGTTCAGGATCTAGACCTTGCAGA